CCGAAGTTGTACCTTCCGAACATAACGAGCAGAAAGCCCAACAAGTTTCGCAATTTCAACAGACGAACGAGTGCCGTCAGAGTAAAAAATTATATTTTCCGTGTTTTGATTCATTTTTCAGTTGCTCCTTTACCAACGGGTCTATTATATCAGTAACAAAATTAGATGTCAAGGAAATTTTTTATGATATGCAGGTGGCAGAAACAAACAACTATGTAACAGAAGATGGTGGAATACATCATAATTCTGGTAAGTCTGTGATGTGCTGTATGGAAATATTCAACAAAGCTATCTCCGCAACACCCTGCAAAGACGGTGTTCGCCGTTCCAGATGGCTCGTTGTACGTAATACAACACCACAACTTGAAACCACAACCATCAAAACTTGGCTTTCTTGGTTCCCAGAACACGTTTTTGGTAAGATGAACCTTAAACCACCTATAAATCATTTAATTAAATTTAATGATGTTGAGTTGGAAGTGATTTTTTTGGCTTTGGACCGACCTGAAGACGTAAAAAAGTTGTTATCTTTGGAATGTACGGGGATTTGGTTCAACGAAGCTAGGGAAATTTTGAAAGAAATCGTGGATGCTGGGACAATGCGTGTGGGCCGATACCCGAGTAAAAAGGATAAACCCGATGATGTTCCTGCTGAAAACTTTCCAAGTTGGTATGGTGTGATAATGGATACAAACCCACCTGATGATTCCCATTGGTGGTATAAATGCGCCGAAGAAGATGAGTGGACAAGAAATGAGTTTGGTGTGTTGGTTCCTAAGGAACAATTTCCAGAGAATATGCGCTGGGAGTTTTGGCAACAACCAAGTGGATTATCACCCGAAGCCGAGAATATTGAGAACTTACCACGTGGATATTATGAAAGAATATCATCTGGTAAAGATAAAGAGTGGGTAAATGTGTATGTCCACGGGCATTATGGGTTTATTCAGGACGGACAACCCGTGTATGTCCACGAATGGAATGATAATTTGCATACAAAAGACCACTTAGACCTTAATCCATACTTGCCTGTGTATATTGGTCTAGACTTTGGATTAACGCCGTGTGCAATATTTGGCCAAAGGGATAAACGGCTGTCGTGGAATGTGCTAAAAGAACTCATAACAGATGATATGTCCGTCAGACAATTTGCAAAATTGTTGAAGGCTACTATATTAGAGTTCTGCCCAAAGAATGACATCTATATATATGGCGACCCAAGTGGTGCTTTTAGAAAAGATAGTGATGCCGATACGTCTTTCCAGATACTTCGGTCAGAAGGTTTGATTGCAAGGCCAGCGCCAACGAATAATATTGTGCCAAGATTGGAAAGTGTACGTGAACCATTAAAGAGATTGGTGGATGGAAAGCCAGCATTTAATCTAGACAAGTCTTGTAATGTACTTAGGAAGGGATTTAATGGTGGATATAAATATAAAGTTGTGTCTTATTCTGGGGAAGCAAGGCTTGCAATGGAACCAGATAAGAACCAATACTCACACCCACACGATGCTTTACAATATATGATGATGGGTGGCGGAGAATATAAAGTTGTCCGTGGCCAAGGTAGCAAAAAGCTAAGGACTTACACAATGAAATCTAATTGGAGTGTGTTCTAATGAAAATATATTACTGCTTTTGTGATGGAAAGACTAAGTGGTTGAATATATTCAAAAAAGGGTTTAGGCATTGCTTTGTTGCGCTGAATTATGGTGATGTATTTATGATATTAGAAGATAGCTTTAAAGGGTTCTTTCCAAACTTACTTTTGGAAGAAGATTTTTTTCGCTTTACAAAACTAAATAAATGTTCTATACTAATAATGGAAGGTATAAAACCTGCCGATAAACGATTTGGGATTTGGTATTGGGCGCCAACCTGCGTTAATTTCTGCAAGACTATTGGGAGCCTAAGGACGAAAGCCCAAACACCGTGGCAATTATATAAGTACTTATTAAAGAAAGGTGCTAAAAAATGGGTGGATACACACGACAAATAACTGGGCAACAGGCTGCCAAGAAAGCAGAATATACGGCTTTGCAACAACAAGCTGAAATGGAAAAAGAAAAGCAAGCTGCACACGCCGAAGCTCAAGAAATCGCACAAGAACAATCAAGAAAGTTTAGAGGAAAACAACAACGTGGTATAAAATCACTTGTTGAAACATCTGAAACTGGAACATTAGGATAGGAGGAAAAAATGGGATTTAAATTTAAAAAAATGTTTTCACTAAAAGGGTTGGCTGGTTTAGTGGCGGCGCCATTTACAGGAGGGGCATCTTTAGCTTTAACGGCAAAAGAAGGTATGGACGCTCAAAAACAAGAACAGCAAAAAAAAGCGCAACAAAACGCTTTGTTTGAAGAACGCGCTGGAGAAATAAGAGAGGCTGACGCAACAGAAGCACGCCGTAAAAAGAAAATGGGCGAATTAGAAGAACAAAGAGAAAAGGTTACTGGCTTTTCTTCTCTTATTGGTAAAGGTGATTCACTCGGCTAGGAGTTAATATGAACGCAGAAGATATTTTAAAAAGATTTAAAAAGAGTGTCGCATATCGGCAGAACTGGGAAAACCTTTATTCTTCTGCGTATGAACACTTTATGCCACAACGTTCAAAGAACTTTAAAGACAACACATCAGATGGTCAAAATAATGACGGCAAAGATGTAGTGTATGATTCAACGCCGCTGGATTCTTTGAATAAGTTTGTTTCAAAATTACAGACAAGCCTTGTACCAGCGCAAAAGAACTGGCTAAAGTTGAAAGTCGGTACGTCTTTAAAGGATAAGGCTGACCAATTGCAACCAGTGTTGGACCAAATTACTGAAATATTCTTTTCTGCTATTAGAAATTCTAACTTTGATGTGGAAGCATCCGAGTCTTTCTATGATTTGGCAGTAGGTACAGCCTGCTTGATGATGCAAGAAGGCGATTTCTTAAGCCCGTTTAGGTTTAAAACGGTTCCTTTGTCCGAATTATACCTTGAAAAAGTTGGTAATGGCCAATATAATTCTGTATATCGTAAGCATAAAGTTATCCCAATGTTTGCACAAAAGGTTTGGCCTGATGCAAAAGTGTCTTCTGAAATGCTTTCTGATGAAAGAGAACAAGATTTTGTGGAAGCCGTGGTACAAGAACAGGGTGTTTGGAAGTATTACGTTGTATTTTCACGGGCAAAACAAATTGTTGTCGCCAGAACACTGCGTTATAACCCATTTATCGTGTTCCGTTGGTCAGTAATGCCTGGCGAAGTCTATGGGCGTGGGCCAGTGTTGTTTGCTTTGCCAGATGCTAAGTCCTTGAACAAGACAAAAGAGTTAATTTTAAAGAATGCGTCAATGGCTGTGTCTGGTGCTTGGACTTGTGAAGACGATGGCGTTACAAATCCTGAAACAATTAAGATACAACCTGATGCAATTATCCAGGTGTCTTCAAATGGTGGTTCAAACCGTGCTGCAACACTGCAACCGTTGCGTACTGGAACCGATTTTAACGTTGGAGATATGGTAATAAGCGATTTAAGACAGTCAATATCCAATATTATGTTCGCAAATCCTATGGGACCTGTTGACCAACCAGTAAAAACAGCGACAGAAATTGAATATAGACAGAAACAATATGCCGATGAAGTGGGGGCGCCGTTCGGACGTTTGCAATCGGAGTTTATCAGACCGATTATTCAGAACGGATTATTGATACTTGATGGCTTGGGCAAGATTGACATCAAAGATTTCCGAGTAAATGAGGAACAAATTGCTGTTGATTATGCTTCTCCGTTGTCTATTACACAGAATACGGAAGATGTGAACAAGTTAATTAAGTTTATGGAGGTTGTTGCTGGTATATTTGGCCCGCAAACACCTGCTATGATTATGAACACGGATGTCATTCCTACGTTGGCGACAAAGATGGGCATTGACTTGAACAATATCAAGTCTGCCGAAGAAATTGAGCAGATAAAACAAAATGCTGCTGAAGTTGCGCAACAACAAATGGAAGGACAAACGGATGGTGTTCAATAAAGACCAAAAAGACAAACTTAGAAGCGTGTTTAGAACAGAGGCTGGCAAGAGTTTGCTTGCTGATTTCAAAGATATAATTGTCAAAACAGACAATTATCCCGTAAATGCAACAGATGGGGTACTGTTTGCTGTGCTTATGGGCCACAAAGAAGGGGAATTATCCCTTTTAAAACAACTTATAAAGATAGGAGAATCTAATGACTGAAACCACTGAAACTACAACCGAACAAACGGCAGTTGAAGGGGCGAATACAACCGAAAATGTTGCTATGGAATCCCAACAACAGAAAACTTTTGACGATGGATTGAACGAACTTCGCCACGAAAACGGCAAAATCTTCGGTAAATTTACAGATGCTAAGAGTGGATTGTTAGCATATAAAGAATTACAAAAAGAATTTACAAAGGCACGCCAAGAAAACAAACCAGCGCCAGAAAAGTATGTGTTTGAACTTGATGAAGACATCAAAGACAAGTTTGAGGTTGATGAAAACTCCCGAGAATACCAAGCCTTTGTACCATTGCTAAAAGAGATGAATATCTCACAAGAAAAGGCCAATAAGCTAATGAATGAGTACGCCAGAATGCGTATTGCCGAAGAAGAAGGCATTGATTTTGAGGCCGAAATGGACAAAATTGGTGGTGTAAATGGGCCAACTGTACAAGGGTTGGTAGCATTTGCAGAGAAAAATCTTGATAAAGATGGAATTGATTGGCTTTCCAGCAAGGTACGCACGGCCGAGGATGCCCAAATGATGGACCACCTTATTAAGAAAGCACGTGGTGCAAACGTTTCTATCCCAGAAATGAGTATTGAAACGACAGCTGATGCACAAAAGACAGCACAAGACTTCGCTGATGAGGCTTTCCAATACCAGCAAGAGCATAAACGTACTATTGGATATAACAAAGAACAGCAAGACCACTATATGCGGTTGATGCAATTAGCTGCCAGTAAAAAATAGTGCTTGACAATATAAAAAAAATATAATATAATAAGTGCAAGAGGCTAGGACCAGCTCATTACTTGTCCGAAAGCCGTCCGTGTAGGGTTGCCTCTCGCTTTTATACACGGGTGCTACACGGGAAATAAATATCAATCTTTTATTTTCATTCTAGGCGTTAGCAAGGGTTTTAGGTTATAAGAGTTGTGCCCAATCAAAAAACTCTCGTACTGGTGGTCCTGACGACCAGAATAAAATAAAACAGGTTGGTTGTTTGCCTAATTGAGAGAACGGGCAAAAGTACATAGCAGGTGTACAGTAAACAGGTTCTGCCAAATTGGCACTCTGCGTAAGGGAGAGGTCCCAAGGAATACGATAAGTTCCACCTGATAATAACAACCATAAAAATACTGCATATAGATTGTACGTTGGGCATACCTCTGCTGGCCATAAGGTATGTTCTCTCACTATATCTAAAATAATCTGTTGACAATTTAATATTTATGTTCTAAAATATAGGTATCAAGTTATAAGGATAAGCGTTAGCCCCTTAATAATACGATTGCTTTAAGGCTTAAAGAAAGTCTAGAACAGCCCCGATGGGATAACTGGTCGCCAAGAGTGTCCTGGTTATTTAATCGGGGCGTATTATTAAACTAAAATGAAAGGTAAAACTACTATGGCAACTCAATTGTCAAACAACCTGATTACTATCTTTGACTCTGAAGTCAAACATATTTATCAGTCCGAAGGTTTTACGTTAGATGGAACAGTCCGTAAAAAGACTGGCAACGCCAAAACCTTCAAATTCCCTGTGTACGGAAGTTTACGTGCTGAAGAACACGTTCCTGGACAGGATGCGTTAATCCAAAATGCTACACAACGTCAAGCTACGGTTATTGCTAATGACCGCCGTGTTGTGTCCGCTGTGGATAAATTTGAAAACCTGCAAGTCAACTATGATGACCGTCAAGAAGCTGCTAAAGCCCAAGCTATGGCTATGGGCCGTGATAGCGACCAGATGATTATTGATGCGTTGGCTGCTTCCACAACCACAAAAGCCATTACCGAAGGCAGCACTGCTAGCTTGACATTGGCCAAATTGAAACAGGCTGTGGAGAAAATGGAAGAAGATGAAATTGACTTAGGTCAATGTACATACTTAGGTTCCTATGAAGAAAAACAAGCCTTATTGGACGAAATCAAAGCCACATCTGCTGACTATGTTTCTTCCCGTCCTTTGGAAACTGGCAACTTTGACGGTTTCTTGGGCATTGGTAAGTTTATCTGGATTGGTAAACGTGCCGAAGGTGGCTTGCCTGTTTCTTCCAGCAAGCGCAAGAACTTCTTGTGGCATCACGATGCAGTCGGTTTGGGCGAAGTTTTGAACGTTCAAACACGTACAGACTGGGATGCTAAATTAGGTGCTGACTTGGTGCAATCTTACTACTCCGCTGGAGCTGGTGAAATTGACCCAACAGGTATTGTAAGCATTGAATGTTATACAAGCTAATAGAGGAGGTACACTATGGCATTTTCAAGAGCAGGATTGCAAATTGTGAAAGATAACTTTGGCGGTAAAACCAAAGTTTGGAGCTATACCTCTGATGACAACTATGCTGCGTCAAACTACTTTGACCCAGTGATTGATGTGTTGGCTGTTGGCGATTTAATTCTCGCTGGCAAAAAGTCTTCCACACAAACGGTTGACATCTTGTTGGTAACATCTACCACAACACACGTGGCGGTTACTAAAACAGCTGCTTCGTAAAAACCTTGGGGAGAGTCTACAGCTCCTCTCCCCAATTTTATAAATAGGAGAATATTATGTCTATCACATCAGTTGATTTATGTTCAAAAGCATTACTCTTGGTTGGCGCAAACGCCATACAATCATTTGAAGATGGTAGCCGAGAATCAGATGTTTGTTCTTCTATTTATGAATTAGTAAGAGATACATTGATTGCAAACAGATTGTGGGGCTTTACTTTAGAACAAAGGAACCTTGCAAGACTAAACGAAACTCCACTAAGAGATTGGAAGTATTCGTATGCAATCCCAAATGATATATTAAGAATTAAGAAAGTAAGTAACTCTAAAGATTTTGAAATTGTGCGTGGCAAGTTGTATTCAAATATGCCCGCTGTTTCGGTTGATTGCCAAGTCGCTATTGATGCGGACGAGATGCCCCCATATTTTCAGACTGCGTTAATATCCGAGTTGGCATCCAAATTATCTGTGTCGTTGTTGGGTGATACATCTAAATATAATCTGTTCACACAAATGGCACAAAGGGATTTAATAAATGCTAGGTTGGCTGATAGCCAGAATAGACCTAACATAAAGTTTGGTGAAGATTCGTTCTGGATTACTGTTGCGAGGTAAAAATGCCGTTAAAAGTAATACAAACAACAATGAGTGCTGGTGAAGTTTCGGAAAGCGCAGCTTCCCGTATTGACCTAGAACTGTTTAATAAAGCGTTAAAGAAAGCCAACAACGTATATGTGAACTGGACAGGTAACGTTATTAAGCGTGAAGGCAGCAAGTTAATCGCCAACGATGATGATGTGTTACGGCTTGAAGGTTTTATGTTTAATGGCGACCAAATATATCTGTTGGCCTTTAAAACAACGGGAATTGACATCTATTATGACGATGCTTTGGTTACAACAGTAAGCACAACATTCACAGAAAAACAAATCAAAGAGTTCCAATATACACAAAGTGGTGATACGTTTATTATATTCCACACATCGTTTAAACCAAAGAAGTTGGTAAGACAAGCACATTCTACTTGGACGATTTCGGATATTACGTTTAAAAATATACCATATTATGCGTATGGAACGATTACAACATCTGCCCCAAACTCAAACCTTACATACACCCAAACACGAGGAAACACAAAGATTACGTTTGGTTCTAGCGTTGCACAAGCAACTTGGGTTGGACAAAAGATTTATTTGGACAAAGGTGGTGCGTTAGAGATTTACAAATACACATCTGGTACGGTTGTTTGGGCTAGATGGAAAGTAGAACCACCAGATTCTGCAACGGTTGCTTCCTATGAATGGGAAATTGATACTGGGTATGAACAAGTAATGAGCGAAACACGTGGGTATCCTTCCTGTGGTTGCTTTGGTAAATCAAGATTATATATGGGTGGGATACGTGATTTCCCACAATGTATATTAGTGTCTAATGTTGATGACTATTTCAACTTTGATGTTGGCACTGGGTTGGCAGATGAAGGTATAATGTATATCCTTGATACGTTTAGCCCTATTAAGTATATGAAGTTTAATCAGACATTGCTTGCTTTTACGACAGATACAGAACACTTTTTGAACTATACAAACTCTGGTGTGATTTCTCCAGAAACATTTAATATGTCTTTGGCCTCCAAACACGGTTCTTCGTGTGAACCAATTGACCTAGATGGTGTTACAGTGTTTTCTGAAAAGAGTGGACACATCTTGCGTTCCTTTGTATATGATGATAACTCCCGTAACTATAATGCAGAGAACGTATCAGTGTTGGCACCACACCTGATTAAAGGTGTAATTGGTATGGCCACACGCCAAAGCTATGACAAAAACCCAAATAACCTTGCATATATCTTGAACAACGATGGAACGATTACGTTGTTTAACCTGTTGCGTGAGCAAAACCTGAAAGCGTTCTCAAGATGTGAAACAGATGGGTTCTACGTTGATTTGTGTGGTATAGGAGATAAGGTTTATTGCTTGTGCGACAGAGATGTTGATGGTGTAACAAAACGCTTTATAGAACGCTTTGATACAGAATATCAATTAGATTGTGCTATACAGAAAACATCACCAACAAACCAAACAGAATGGAGTGGGTTGAGTGTTTTTGAAGGCCGAGAGATGGATGTTATCGGTGATGACGTGTTCTATTCTGGCAAATATCCTGTTGAAGATGGAGAAATGCACGGCGTGTCTGGACTTGATGGTGTGCAAGAAGACGTGTTGGGGACTGGTGATGGGTTTAAAAAGATAGAAGTTGGGTTCCCATTTATTCCAGAAATCACCACAGTCGGCCTTGAATATGAAACACAGGCGGGAAATTCCTTTGGAAAAGTAAAACGTTTAGTCTATTTTAATGCAAAAGTAATTGAAACGTTAGGAATTAACATTTATTACAAAGACAAGAAATTTATTATCAACTATCTGCAATTTGGTTCAGATACATTGAATAATAAATTAAATCTTGAAACTGGTTTCAAAAAGGTGTATGCTGGTGGGTATGGAGATACGTTAGAAATAACGATAACTCAAGATTTCCCAACGAAGTTTAACTTGGCTGGATTTGAAGTAGGAGTAGAATAATGGGCGACCCAGTAGGAACAACGTTAGAAGGTGGAGCAGCTTGGTTAGGTGGAAGGCAACAAAGAAACGCCTTTAAAATGGAAGCGGCCCAACTACAAACAGAAAAAAAAGCAATAGAAACAAATGCGGCATATTCTCAAGCAGAAAGGATGAGAAAGCTAAAGACAATATTGGCAACACAAAATGCAGCGTTTGCTATGACTGGTCAGACAGCTGGTGTTGGTTCAGCAGAAGCAATACAAGCTGCCAGTATTAGTGATGCGAATAGAGAGCAAAGGTTTGAAAATATCCAAACAAAACTTGCCACAATGTCTGAAGACTTTAATATATGGTCTGCGAAACAAGCTGCCAAACACGCAATGACAACATCAATGTTAAACTTTGCAGTTGACCTTGGTTCTCGTTCATATTCTGCTGCTATGAAGGGTGCATCAAATATAATGAAGAAGAAGTTCACTGGTGGAATGATGGGTGGAGGAGGTGGCTAATGGCTGGAATACCACGTTTTAGTGCGCAAGTAACCGCTGTTTCTGTCCCCAAAATGAGGGATTACGAATATGAACAAAATCGTTCTATCTACCAGACGTTGAAGAAAGCGGGTGAAAGAATAAACAACACGTTTTTTGATATGGTTGCCCAAGGAGAAATTGGCAAACCAAACCAAGACTATGAAACAAACGTCAAGAATTATGAAACGGCTGTTGCAAACAATAGGCCAAAAGAAGAAGTTGATGCATTGAAGAAAAAGGTTGAAGAAACTCCAGAATATAAGTTTAATCATTTTGTCGGATGGGGGTTTTAAATGGAAGAAATACAAAAACAAAACAAAGAAGAACTAACAACTGAATACACAAGGAATTTCTTTCAGGGAACTCTTGATAAGATAAAAGAACTTAGCGATTCAACCGAGGACAACCCAGCTGAATTTAATATGATGTGTACTGCCACCATTGATGGTATTTCAAGCGAAATACCACAAGAAGATATGATGCCAGACACAGAACTATTTAAAATCGTTGAAAAAGCAATTACGAAAGATAAGGCACAAAAACAAGTAGAAAAACAAGTCGCTGCTGCAAAAGAGAACAACGATGTATCTGTGCAAAGGGCTTATCAATCTGCCGTTAAATCTGCTGAAGATGGCGACCCACTTGCCTTGCAAGCTGCACGTTCTGCTATCTTTTTGGACACGGTTGACAGCGAAGTAAGTCGTGGAAGGATGTCGGAAAAACTTGCTCGCTCAACAAG